ATAACTTCGAACTCCTTGATGTTGAGTTCGTCCATGCCACTGAACACCATACCACAGGCGAGAATAATGTTGCCCATTGCCGTATTCATGTCCCCAGACATCCTACCCCCGTTGACAGTGTACTTCAAACCATTACTGGTGACACACTGGTTGACCATCTGCCAACGCAGGAGTTGATCAAGCTCCACATCGCCTGGATAAAACTGGCGATAGAAGTCGTGTTCCACTTTAAGCATTTCCGATGAAACGTGCTTGTCCCAACGGGACGAATCAAGTGAGACACAAACTGGGTCCTTGAACATCTCCCACTTACGGAAGAATAAATCCGACCGCTGTGATGGATTCAAGCACTTTGCAACTACTGGCATGCCATGACGACGTAGCCCGTAGGTCAAATGCTCCATGGGTCGGAAATATCGCGCTATAGATAAATTATAACGCGGGTCGCGAGCTTGTATAACGCGAGGATCTGGGTTTGATTTTTCGGCGGGATCAAACTTTTCCGCTTTCACAAAGGCCTTAATGCGCGCATCCCGGCGACTCAAAGGCTCTACTAATAGAGATGAGTACGCCCTCTGGTATACACGCAATTTCGACCCCTTGAAAGTGCCCAATGCCTGCTCCCATGTTAACGGGGAACACGGTTGCGGATGCCACAGTTTGTAGATGGCTTTCCGAACACGTTTAACTCCAGCTGGCGTCGGTAACGGGACTTCGCCGAGCACACGATTTATTACCCCGACAATATCATTGTCAAGGCAACTGGAGTGGGTAAAACAGTGCCACAGACCGTAGAGGCCCGGATGGGCTCGAACGATGGTGCGACGAGATTCACAGCCTTTAGTGGGTGGTGGTCTTGGGGCGCCATGCCGGGCAGACACTTTCTCCAATGGCTTGGAGGCTGCGCACACGGCTGGCACCCGCACCAGGCTGTCTTAACACAAACGCATTGGCCGCAGGGGCTGCATCAAATATGACACCAATTGCCAGGCCAAAATGGTCCAGCCAAGGATGCCAATAGCAGCTGCCCCCAACACGAACGGTCCAGGTAACACGCTAACAGCAGCACCTCCATAGAGGGCGCGCCAAGTTAGCGAGGGTACCACACCAATCGCGAATAAAACCAAGCCGACCAAGGCGATGATCCAGCGTATATCCCAACGCTGGTCGGTCATTTCGGACACGGTCTTATTGAAGTCCCGGATCTTATCACCATAACGGTGAATGACCTCCATCAACCCCTTGTCAGCTCGGCCAGGCGGGAGAATGGAATTCACCACCGATGCGACCACTTCCTGCTGCCACAATGGATGGCGACGAGCAGGTGTCAGATGTTCTTCGTTCTTGCCCAACCAATTAAGGCCCTGCAAATTGAGTGACTGTGCAGTGGCTGAGCTGCGAAGCGCGAAATTAGCCCGGCCCAAAAGGAACCCGACTAATCGATCCTCCGCATCCTCCCACAACTCCACTACCTTCTCCGGAACGGTCGGTATAGGTGCTGGAGCCACCTTCGCTTGAATGTTTAGCAGAGGTGTTGCTGTACCCCCCGATGAACTGGGGGCATAGCTTTCGGGCGTCCTGCGCCCGCGAAATCCACCGCGTCCACCGCGGTGCGTTCCGCGAAAACCGCGGTTTTCCCAATCTTGCCGAGCCCTCCATCTTCCGTAAACTGGGGCCGGCGGTAAATCGCCTAGGTCGAACTCCTGGCTCATTCAAAACTATGGATTCTGCAGTTGGGATTACTGCAA